AAGATTATGCTCCATATATTATCAATCGTTGTTTATCAGGCCACCTTGATTGTATTATGTTTGCGAATGAGATGAATAAATATTCTTTCCTTGATAAAGATATGCAATATTCTTTTTATCTAAATACACTTAGGAAAAAGAAGAGATTCAGTCCCTGGCTCCGAAAGGATAAAGTCACAGATCTTGAAATCATTAAACAATACTATGGTTATAGTAACGAAAAAGCATCTAATGCTTTAAAGATATTAACCCCTGAACAAATTAATTACATTAAACAACGACTTGAAACTGGAGGATCGAAATGACTGATACCGTTGAACCTACCGTACAGTGGTCGCAAGACCAGATGGTAGAAATAACTTTAAACGAACCTGACGACTTTTTAAAAGTCAGGGAAACACTTACAAGAATTGGTGTAGCATCAAGAAAGGAAAAGAAATTATATCAGAGTTGCCATATCTTACATAAACAAGGAAGATATTATATCGTACATTTTAAGGAGCTGTTTGCGTTAGACGGAAAACATGCTAATCTTACTGTTAATGACGTTCAACGTAGAAATCGTATTGCTCGTCTTCTAGCTGATTGGGGTCTTATATCTATAGTAAAACCTGATTCAGTATCTGATATTGCTCCACTTAATCAAATTAAAGTTCTTGCTTATAAGGACAAAGGAGATTGGGTATTAGAGCAGAAGTATAATATAGGAAAAAAAGGAAAGACTCAAGAAACCACTGATTAAACAAACGATTTTATTATGGATTATTTAAAGTACGGTAAACAGGATCAACAACCACAGAAACCTCAACAACAAGGTTTTGGAAAGGTTCAACAACCACAGAAACCTAAACTTACTCAAGATGATTTTTATTTTGGTGATTTAGTTAATAAACCACAACAAGAAATTTTCAGTTCTCCTTTATCCTCACAAGAAGCTTCTTCGGATAGTGTTCCTGAATTTTTTAATGCTAAAACTGAAAAGAATGAGTTTGGGGATGAGGTGGTGAACTTATTTCCTGTTCCTGTGATGATTTGTTCTTGTCCATTTAAATATGATGAAGAATTGAAAATGATTAGACAGGAACCATGCACTAAAGACGAAAGATTAATTTCATATAATAATATATCTGATGATACATTTATTCTTAACCGTCCAGAATTAACAAAAATTAGATCATGGATTGATACAAAAATTGAAGTTTTTAAAAAAAGTATATTAGGATATAAAAATGATTTAATTATTACACAATCATGGGTGAATAAAAATAAAAAAAATGAACAACATCATATCCATAGTCATCCTAATAGTATTGTAAGTGGGGTATGGTATCCTTATATTCATGAAAAATTACCACCTATTGAGTTTTATGATACCCATGAAAGGGAAGTTCAACCAATAAAAGAAACATTGAATATCTTTAATAGTGGATCATATATGCTACCAATGAATATGGGTGAGTTAATAATGTTCCCTTCCAATCTTAGACATTCTGTTCCTCCGAATATATTTGATGAAGAAAGAATTAGTTTATCATTTAATACATGGTCTAAAGGTAGTATGGGTGATAAACAATCATTAACGTATCTTCCATCAGATAGATGAGTATAACCGTATAGGGATTTGGGATAGAAGTGTTATAATTAGTATTGGATGCCGAAAGGATCCAAACTTAAAACACTCGCTTAATAAGGAGCTACTATCATGGGTAACCTAGCAAGGTACACCGCTGCAGATCTTCCAGCATTATTGGACAGGATCTCAAAGAACAGTATTGGAATGCATGACTATCTTGATCGTGTATTTGATTTTCAAGAAACACAGTCAAATTATCCACCATATAATTTAATACAATTAAACAATCATGAGTCGAAACTCGAAATCGCCTTGGCGGGGTTCAAGAAAGATGAGCTCAAAGTCTATACGGAGTTTGGAAAACTATTTGTCCAAGGCAGAAAAGAAGAATCGAAAGTTGATGGAGAATTTGTCCATAAAGGACTGGCCCAACGTTCCTTTGAACGAGTCTGGACGGTCTCAGACGATACGAAGGTTGGATCCGTCAAGTTTGAAGACGGACTCCTCACCGTACAGTTAAATAAAATTGTACCAGAACATCATGCAAGGAAAGATTTTCTTTAGATAATATTAAGGGGTCTTTACAGACCCCTTTTTTGTTGCTATAATTAGTATAGATAAAATTTTATTATGAGTGAAGACGCTAATCGAATTGCTTCAGCACTTGAAAGAATAGCTACTGCTCTTGAAAAGGGTGCTCATATAAACATCGATCATGGTCATATAGAACATATAGATCATGTTGATGCTATTGATAATATTCAACATGGAGATGTTGATGTTCACAATCATTCTTTTTAAACATGCCTAAAGAAAAAGTATATGTTCCTGTAGTGGAACCAAAATCAACTTCATGTGTAGAGTATGTGGAACTTGGTAGGACTGTAACTCCTCAACCAGTATTCAGAAAGGATACTATTCGTGTTAGAGTGTTGCAAAGATGTTTGGGTAATCCGTCAGAAACCTTTAATACAGAAAAGCATTGGGAATATGATGTTCCATGGCCTGTAGAAGAAGTTAAGGTTGAAGAAGTTGTTGTAGAAAAACAACCAGTAAAGGAAAAGAAAAATCTCTTACAAAGGATTGCAAATGCCTAATCAACAGACACTTAAGTTCACTATCAGACAAGATGGTTATGTAACTGAAGAAGCAACTGGTTTTACTTCTCATCAGTGTGTTGAAATTACTGAATCAATAGAGAAGAAACTTGGAACTTTAGAAACCCGTCAATTTAAACCCGAATTCTATTCTAACAATGTCGCACTTCAGCAGAATCAAAACGAAAATCAAGAACAAACCTGAATTAGAGGAAGCATTAGTTCTTCTTCAATATAATGTAACGGAAGATCAAGAACTTAAAGTTACTGGTCCTCATGGAATAAAGCATGAGGTTGTTGAGGCAGATCTTGCTATTGGAAAAGATGTTGGTTTTCGTATGAATCCTGTGTCAGGTGAGTATGAATTGGTTGCAGATTTAGAAACTTGGAATCAACCCATCTCGGTAGAAAGGTTTCTTGACAAAGTGAACCAACAGTATGCTAGAATGACAATTCACAATCAAGTTAAGAAAATGGGATTTCAAGTTGAGGAAGAATGGGAAATGGATGATAACTCCATAGAATTAACAGTCACACGTTGGGTTTAAACTATGACAATTAAATTATGCCTCCTTAAATCTGGAGAAGATATTATTACTGATCTCACTGAGATGCGTACTGAGGAAGGACCACAGGGAAGAGTGATAGGATACTTCTTTGAGAAGCCTTGTGTTGTTCAGATGAAAAATCCTCAATCACAAGCCCCTGATGGTAATACTAAAAAGGCAGGATTTGAAGTTTCTTTGTTTCCTTGGCTCCCTTTAACTCCAGAAACTAAAATTCCCATTACTGCTGATTGGTTAATCACTATGGTTGAACCAACTGCTAAATTAAAAGAAATGTACATTGAGGATGTATTACATGGACCAGATAGTAAAGATAGTTCATCTGACGACAAATCAGATTCTGATAACTGAACTTGCTGAAATTGCAGCAGTAGTTCCTGGTGAACCTGATTGTAAAATGATAAATCCATTTACAATCAAACAAGATCAAACTTTAGAACCTTGGTTGCTTAATGTGACTAAGGATGATATATTCATGATTAGTTCTGATAAGATATTAACTCTTGCAGATCCAACCCCCACCCTACTTGAAAAATACATCGATCTTACTAAATGAAATTTTATACCAACGTCCAACTAATCGGGAACCAGTTTCTGGTCCGAGGAGTTGAGAATGGTAGAAGGTATGAACATCGTGATGAGTTCTTTCCAACTCTATTTGTCAAATCTAAAAAGAAGACTAAATACAAAACTTTAAATGGAGAAGCAGTTGAAGAAATTCATCCAGGCACGGTACGAGACTGTCGTGAGTTCTATAAGAAGTATGAAGATATTGAGAACTTTGAGATATATGGGAATGACAGGTACATTTACCAATATATTTCAGAGAAATATCCAGAAGATGAAATCAAGTTTGACATCAGTAAGATTAAACTTGTTAGTTTGGATATTGAGGTTGCGTCTGAGCACGGGTTCCCAGATGTTGAATCTTGTGCTGAAGAGATTTTGGCAATTTCAATACAGGATTATACGACCAAACAGATTGTTACGTGGGGAAGTAAACCATTTCGTAATGATAGGAAGGATGTAACATATCATCATTGTCCAACAGAGCATCAACTTCTATCATCATTCATCAATCACTGGATGGAAGATGTTCCTGATGTGATTACTGGTTGGAACATGCAACTTTATGATATTCCATATATTGCTCGTAGGATTCAACGTGTTCTAGGTGAGAAGTTGATGAAAAGACTTTCTCCTTGGGGTCTAGTGTCTGAGGGAGAAACATTTATCAAAGGACGTAAGCATATAACATTTGATGTAGGTGGTGTTTGTCAGTTAGATTATCTTGATCTCTATAAGAAGTTTACTTATAAGGCACAAGAATCTTATAGGTTGGATTATATTGCACAGGTAGAACTTGGTCAGAAGAAGTTAGACCACTCTGAGTTTGATACCTTTAAGGACTTCTACACAAAGGGTTGGCAGAAGTATATTGAGTATAATATAATTGACGTTGAACTAGTTGACCGTCTTGAAGGTAAGATGAAGCTTATTGAGCTTGCTCTTACTATGGCATATGAGGCGAAGGTTAATTATAATGATGTGTTCTATCAAGTAAGGATGTGGGACACTATAATTTATAATTATTTAAAGAAGAGGAACATAGTTATTCCTCCTAAAAATAGATCAGCAAAAAACGAAAAGTATGCAGGTGCTTATGTCAAGGAACCGAAACCAGGAAAGTATGATTGGGTTGTTAGTTTTGACCTTAACAGTCTGTACCCTCACCTTATTATGCAGTATAATATTTCCCCAGAGACCATCAGGGAAACTAGACATGGTAGTGCCAGCGTTGAAAGGATCTTAAATCAGGAGTGTAAATTTGATGGAGATTATGCAGTTTGTGCGAATGGAGCGCAATATCGGAAGGATGTGCGTGGGTTCCTTCCTGAACTTATGGACAAGATGTATGGTGATCGTGTTGTCTTTAAGAAGAAGATGCTTGAGGCAAAACAAGAGTATGAAAACAATCCGTCTGATGCTCTCACAAAAGAGATTGCTAGGTGTAACAATATCCAGATGGCAAAGAAGATTGCCCTTAATAGTGCTTATGGTGCTATCGGCAATCAGTACTTCAGGTATTACAAACTTGCTAATGCAGAAGCAATTACTTTGTCTGGACAAGTATCCATACGTTGGATAGAGAATAAAATGAATGAAAAGATCAATAAGATCTTAAAAACTGAGGATGTTGACTATGTTATTGCTTCGGATACTGATTCCATCTACCTTAATCTTGGTCCTTTGGTTGACCGTGTATACGAGGGACGAGAGAAAACTAATGAGAATGTTGTTGGGTTCCTTAACAAGGTGTGTGAAAATGAATTTGAGCCTTTTATTGAAGGTTCTTATGAAGCGTTGGCCAGGTACGTAAACGCATATGACCAGAAGATGTTTATGAAGAGAGAGAACATCGCAGAACGTGGCATCTGGACTGCCAAGAAAAGATATATCTTAAATGTATGGGATAGTGAAGGTGTTCGATATGAAGAACCCAAACTTAAGATGATGGGTATTGAGGCAGTCAAATCATCTACTCCTGCTCCTTGTAGAGCAATGATTAAGGACGCACTTAAGATTATGATGAATGGTACTGAGGATGAGGTGATTGACTTTATTGATAAGTCACGGGAGGAGTTTAAGAAACTTCCACCAGAGGAGATTGCATTCCCACGATCTGCATCTGATGTTGTTAAGTATAAAGCACATTCCACAATCTATGCAAAAGGAACTCCCATACATATACGTGGTGCATTATTATACAACCATTATGTCAAGAAACATAAGTTGGATAATAAGTACTCTCTCATTCAAAATGGTGAAAAGGTCAAGTTCTGTTATCTGAAGAAACCAAATATTATTCATGAGAATATTATTTCTTTCATTCAAGATTTTCCCACGGAGTTGGGTCTTGACAAGTATGTAGATTACGATCTACAATTTGATAAGTCTTTCCTTGAACCACTCAAGATTATTCTTGATGCGATTGGATGGAATGTAGAGAAAACTGTAAACCTAGAAATGTTTTTCACCTAATGCAATTACCTATCGACGATAAAGATTTGGACACAATTATTAGTGCTCTTTCTTTAGGTGGAGATACTAGACTTTATTTTCTACTAAAGAATATTCGTGATAATAAAAATTTAAAACAAGAAAAATTTGACGTAGCTGAGTGTGACATTTAATTATGGATTTTTTGAAAGACATTGTAAAGGAGATTGGAGATGACTTCACCCAACTCGCATCCGATATTGAAGACACTGAAAGATATGTGGACACAGGTTCGTACATTTTTAACGGACTCGTTTCAGGTTCTATATTTGGTGGCGTATCTGGCAACAAGATTACCGCTATTGCTGGTGAAAGTAGTACAGGGAAAACTTTTTTCTCTCTCGCTGTTGTCAAGAATTTCCTTGATAGTAATCCCGATGGGTATTGTCTCTATTTTGATACTGAGGCTGCCGTTAATAAGGGATTACTTGAATCTCGTGGCATAGATTTGAATAGGTTGGTTGTTGTTAATGTAGTAACCATAGAAGAGTTTAGAGTCAAGGCACTTAAGGCAGTTGATAAATATATAAAAATGTCAGAGGATGAACGCAAACCTTGTATGTTTGTGTTAGATTCTTTGGGTATGCTTTCTACAGAGAAAGAGATTAGAGATGCACTAGATGATAAACAGGTAAGGGACATGACCAAATCCCAACTTGTGAAGGGTGCATTTAGAATGCTTACATTAAAACTTGGTCAAGCAAACATTCCACTCATAGTCACAAATCATACTTACGATGTCATTGGATCTTATGTCCCTACTAAAGAAATGGGAGGAGGCTCTGGTCTCAAATACGCCGCGTCTACGATCATTTATCTTTCAAAGAAAAAGGAAAAGGATAAGACGGAAGTTGTTGGTAACCTTATTAAAGCTAAGACGGCAAAGAGTCGCTTAAGTAAGGAAAACAAGCAAGTTGAAATACGATTATTTTTTGACCATCGTGGTCTTGACCGTTACTATGGTCTATTAGAACTGGGTGAGATAGGAGGACTGTGGAAGAATGTCGCAGGAAGATATGAAATTGGAGGTAAGAAGTTATATGCTAAACAGATACTTTCAGAACCAGAGACCTACTTTACTAACGAAGTAATGCAGGCTCTTGATGAGATTGCAAAAAGTGAATTTAGTTATGGTTCATGAACAACATCGAGGTTCTTAAAAAAGGAATTGATGTATCTAAAATCAAAGCACAATTAGATGAGCATCCTGGTGATTGGGGATCTCAGAAAGGATTAGATACTGCGGAAATAAAAGACCCACATGCATATATCACTTCAGTTGATGTGCTTCAATTGATCATGGGTGGTATTACTAAACCAGGTGAGGATGTAGGTAATACTGAGATTTGTATTCCTACTCCTGCACATAAAAACCATACCGAAGTAATGAAGTATTTGGGAGAACAGTTCTCAG